GTCATTATTTTAATACATAAGCTACAATAAGTACAACAACTACAAGACATTCAATCTTGTGGTCTGACCAGTAATGCATAGCTTTACTTTTCATTTTATTAATCATTTTTTTTCTCCTCAATTTCATAGAAGAACTTGTCTGTATCTTCTGTCCGCCAAGCTCTACTATCTTCAACATTCCACTCAGAAGTCTGCACTTTCCAATCGGGGATTGTGTCTTTCACAGTGAAAGAAGGTATATCCCATATACATCGATTGTTAGGTTGTGCTGCAAAATTGCCATCATCTAATGCAATTATGTGTGCGCACTTGTGCTCGTGCGGGATCTCTGAATGATCAGTGTCAAGTATATTAGACTCTGGATGCGCAAAGTCAACAGTAAATAAATATTTACCAGCGTGCCATTTCTTATCTTTTCCTATGTATTTACCTGCTTGTCCGTCTAAGATATCCCAACGATGCACAGAAGGATAATAACTAAAACAATTCCAGAGCTGTAATTCATCAAGTCTTCTTCCGGGGACTCGATCGGGGTCAAATCCCTTTTGAATAAACGCGCTAATTGGTAAGCGATAAAATATTGCACCGTTTTCCATAATAGCATGAAATAGTATAGCCCTACCTGTAAGAGCGCTAAGACCAAAGATAATGCAGTCTTCAACTTCTCCCCTATGTTTTTTAAGATCATAAAGATACTCCCTTTTTATTTGTGCGTAAGTCGGTGGTATGTTTACATTTAAGTATGCCATAATTTATCCTCATTTAATTGTACCCCAATTTGGTCCAGATTCATAGTCTACTTTGTTGGGTACTTCTAGTTCCACAGCAGACTCCATAATATCTTTTATCTTTGCAGCTTCCAAAGGGTTGACAACCGATATATCAAGTTCATCGTGTACTTGTATATGCGGTGTGATGCCTTCTTTGTGTAATTCTACCATTGCTTTCTTTGTCATGTCAGCAGCTGATCCTTGTATCAATCTGTTCAAAGCTTTGTATGTGTAAGCTCGTTTAATCCCTGGTCCGTGTTCCGCGAGTGCTGCTTCATGTGATAATGCTTTGTGTATACCGAACTGGTTAGGCTCCCACAAATCAAACCTACATCTTCGACCTAGTAAAGTTCTAACTCTACCCCGGTCCTGTGCTCTACGCATGACACTTTCCATTAACATTTTTACAAAAGGAACTTTGTCGTGATACGTTCTAAATAAATCTTCAGCGTTCTCTTTCGATACACCCAGCTCTGCCTGTAATTTATTTTTACCCATACCATAAAACAAACCAAGGTTGATTGTCTTTGCTTGTGATCTAGGTATGTTTGCCATGTCAGCTACAATCTGGTGAAAGTCTGCTTCACCTTCATTGTACGCATCTAATACTTCTTCTACACCATACAATCCATCAAGAGCTGCATAGTGTGTAACAAGACGTGGCTCTTGTTGTGAGTAGTCAAAGCAACCCCAAGTCATACCTTCTTCAGGTATAAACAAACTTCTGATCCGTGGTCCAAGTTCTTTGTTACGTGCTGGTATCTGCTGTAAGTTTGGATTGTTGTAACTAAATCTACCAGTTACAGTCCCACCTTGATCTGATCTTATCTGATTGATCTCAGCATGTATTCTACCGTTGTGTGAATGTTTTAATATTGTATCTATAAATGTTGTGTGTGATTTGTTTATCTCTCTTGCATGTGCAATCGCTTTTACAACAGGATCAGTTTGATTCTGTAAAAAGTTTTTAGTAAAACTTGGTGCATCTGTTTTAGCTGTACGTTCAAATGGTAAGTTTCTTTTTTTAAATACTTCAGCAATACTTCTTGCTGCCCAGATCTGTACATCAATACCAGTTTCTTTGTATACTTGTTGTAGACATTGTTTCTCTTCAGCGACTAATTCTTCTTTGAGTCTGTGAGCTGCATCCATATCAACACGTACACCCAGAAATCTCATGTCAACAAGACATGGAAATAGTTCTGTCTCAAGATTAAATATGTCTTCTATGTCTTGACTCATGATCTCTTTCTTCATCTCTTGCCAAAGTTTGTAGGTTAGAGCTGCGTCTTGCTCTGCATACTCACCTACATACATTGCAGGCAGTTTATACATCTCAGACTTAGCATCGATGCCCCAATGGTCCGCAGTTTCCTTTAATACAGCCTCGTTTTTGCCGATTCCGACGTAATCCCGACCCAAACTACCTAAATCGTATCGAAAGCGATTCTCGTCCACGAGAGAGCCAGCAATCATAGTATCTACAATAGTGCCCTGTATTTTAAGCCCTTCAGCCCTGATAAAACATACATCGTACATAGCGTTGTGAAATATCTTAATTGCAGGTGTGTTTAGCATATCTTGAAACCATTTCATGACCATAGCCTTATCCATATTACCACCACCTTCGTGACGTATAGGATAATATCCAGACCAATCATGCACAGCCACAGCTATACCCACTATTTGTCCTTTACCTGTTACAGATCCAGATCCCATAGTTTTTAGTTCCGGGTCCTTTGTCTCTAAGTCAATTGCTATCTCATCATATTTTGATAGATCAGGAAAAGACTCTGGTGGTAACCATTCTGTTTGTGGTTTAAATATTGGTTTCATTTTTTCATGTCTTTCATCTTTTTAATTTCTAGATCACAATAGTGTTTAATCTTCTCCAAATCTTCTACACCATTTTTGTATAAATATCTACAAACATATTTTACAACATTGCCTTGAAAAAAAGATAAATCATTTTTTGAAATAAATTCATAAGGTTGAATGTGAAAATCTTTGTAGTGACTTCCGCCTATTTGCTTGTCTTGAGGAAATGCATCTTCCAACATATTTTTATCTGTCATAGATTGTAAGCCTTTCTTGTTTGTGGTTCGATTATGTATAAGTTTTTTTCTGTTCTTGTACATGCAACATAGAATAGTCTGTTCATGTCATCAGAGTTTTTTTGATACTCATCAAACGCTGCACCGGCTAAGTCTGTAGTCACAACTACATTCTCTCTTTCATTACCCTTGACACCATGTATCGTAGATATTTTTATTCTAGGATTTTTAGTTAAGTCTTCACCAGAATCTATTAATTTTCTAATCTTTGTTATGTGTTGATCACCTAATTCATCTAAAGCTTCGTACCATTCTGCTTCTGTCTGTAGTCCATACTTTTCTTTCAAAGTATCTATGTCATAGAAACCATCTTTGATCATACTCTTAAATAATTTCTTGTCCCAGTTCTTACTCATCTTGTTAAATATCTTTTTACAATCACTGTATGATAAGGGTACGCCTGTTCGTAATTCATTCCATTTTTGTATGATTGTGTATAAATTTTTTATTGCAGGTGTAGAGTTTCGTCTTTGCCAATACAAATTCTTTTCATCAAGTATGTTGCCTATCTCCGGTAACATATAGTTAGCTTGTGCTAACACTAGCCACTTACCTTGTTTAAAATTTATATCGTGTAAAGTGTTACATCGTTGTACAGATCCTTCATCTTCTTTTGGTAACCATTCTTTTTCCACTCTGTTTGTAACTCGTTTGATTAATTTGTTAGCTAACGCAAAAGGTTTTTGTGGGACCCTTTGTGATTGTTGTAGTATAGTTCTTTCACCTTCTAAGTTTATAAATGTATTTACGTGTGCACCATTCCATTTGTATATAGCCTGGTCATCATCACCTGATATGTATGAGTCTTGTGATTTCTCTTCTATCTTTTTTACTAATCTCCATTGTATCAAACTTAAATCTTGTGCTTCATCAACAAACATAACTCTTAGTCTTGGTGCTTCACCACTATCTAAAAATTTTTCTAGCATGTCAGGAAAGTCAATTAAACCATTTTGTTCTTTGTATCTTTCTAGTTCTTCTACAATTATTTGTAACTTGTTTAGTGATATCTTTGAGTTATTTGTAAGATGATAAAACTTTATAGGATCTAACTCTTTTGATCGTGCTAAGTTTATCATTTGTATGTATGGATCTGTAGAATAAAATACACCATCATAGTCTTCATCTTGTTTTTGATTAAAGTCTAATTCTATTTCCATCTTCTCCGATAATTCTCTGTAATGCTTTGGTTGCATAACTTGGTTTTTATTTATACCTAACTGATTAAAACAAAAAGCATGTAGTGTTTGAAAGTATGGCAAGTCATCTAACAAAGATAATTTAAATTTTATAGCTGCTCTTTCTTTACCTTCTTGAGCTGCATTTTTACTAAATGTAAAATAACCTATTTGATCTGGTGGTGTTGTTTCTAAAAATTTTTCTATATGTCCAAGTAATGTATGTGTCTTACCTGTACCTGGAGGACCATAAATTATATGTCTCATAATCCTGTGCCTTTCTTTGCAAGATTTAATAAATTTTCTCCTGTGGTTCCCGTCAAAACTTTTTGTTTTCCTCTTCTGGTACCTTTAATATTTTCTGAAATTGTACTCCAGTTTAAATTTTTTAATTCGTAATCTAAAATATTTTCATTAATATGATTTACCACAGGTTTCTGTTCGGGGTTTTCTATAAAAGCCATTGCAGCTAATCTGTGTATTTTAAAATTAACTGTATTACCTTGTTTATTAGTAAAATTAACTCTTGGATAACCATCGGTTCCATGTCCTTTAGCATAAATAATTGACTTTCTATGAGTGTTTTTAACGTATGGAAATATAAAACCTTTTTCTTCTAGATAAAGATTAGATCCACCTGTTTTAAATATTATATATTTTCCTGGTTCAAGATTACCAAGTTGCCTTTCAGGTTTTCTTCCAGAGACATCTGGAAGAGTGCTAATATCAACCCAATCTATATTTTTTTCTTTTCTGTAAAGTGGGTCTAATTCAGGCCAAAAATGAAGTTGATTTCTAATCATAATCCTAAATGAAGATAAATCCACAGAGCAGTAAACATTGTTATTGCTGCTAAATCCATGGCTGCTATCAATAATTCTCCTTTTTAAATGTTTTTAATTTGTATGTTTCAGTCTTCTTGTCAAATCTATTTACAACAAATACAGATATTTTGTGTTTACCTACACGTTTAGTCGTACAGTTTAGATTGTCTTTTAACATCTGTGATGTTCTTTGGTATGGTACCTTCCAATGTTTTCTAGATAGATAGTTGTTAAAGAAGTTGTCAAATACAAAGTGATGATAACCATCTCTTGTGTACGTACCACCATTACGTAGATCTTCGAAGTCGTCTTTTTGTATTCTGTTTACACAATAATCTTCTAGATAGTTTCTTAATATATCTTTTGTGCTTGTGCCTTCTGCAGGTTCTGTAATTTCTGCATTTGTTAATAATATATTTGTAAGTTTCTTCCAATCATTTGTTTTCAGTGTTGGTGGATTTAATCGTAATTGCTTCACACATTCTTCTTGAAACATAGTTTGGTTTGTTAAATGTTTTGCTGAGTCTAGATATAATCTATCGCCATCTACGTTCATGTAATAGTATGGCTCCTCCAGGTTAACAACTTGTAGATCTGTTAAACTAGGAAAGATTATTTCTTGACCTATACCAAACTTTCTAGACTTACATAATTTTTTATCACACAAACTACACATTGGTTGATCGCTACACTTGTAACCCCAGTCTTTTTTGTCGTGTTGTTTTGTAATTATATTTACTTCTGTATCTGATAGCGGTTGTTCCATTGCACTTTCGTTGAACAACATAATCTTTGTTTTCCAATTCTCTGGCCATTTAGATTTTGCATACACACCATAATGAAACAATGCATT